NTCTGACAGGAGCAATTATCACGATATCGGGCTTGTGCTTTAGTACGGCTGCCCGGCCCTGCCGCAGGCACGGGGCGACTGCTACCTTAAAGCCCCTCTTGGTAAGTTCCTCGGCGATAAGCTCGTCGATGATTTTGTCGCGCTCCGGCGAAGCTGTAAGAATCAGTATCTTTTTCATTTCTTCCCTCTGAATGTTTCACAAATTACGTTAAATTCTTTCACGGTTATATCAATGTACCTACAGAAATTGTCTATATATATTGGTGATATGTGGCCATCAAACTGTAGCGCACAAGCCAAGCCCTGCTGCCTTGTAAGGTATCCCAGCCTTATATCTCTGCACGCCTGGTCTGTGGCCCTGCCGTATCCGAACTTTACAAATTTGAGGTAATGGCCTATTATCGGTGTCTCATCATCCAACTGCTCGAAGTCCCAATAGCCGCCAGTTCCTTCAAGTTCACTATAGGGCCTTACTTCCATACCGTGTTTTATAGCAAACTTCGCTATCTTCTGTGAATCCCACCGGATGTATCGGCTCATATAAATGGCCTCAAGACCTGCCCTGCCAATCTGTTCGGCAGTGGGATGCTCGAACATATTTAGGTCTTCTTCTTCAACACCTTCACATACCCAATGAGAGGCTGGACGACCCCATAAGCCGGCAATATTTCGCTGTTCATCTGCTCCTTTTACATCGCCGGAATTACCGTATTCAAATTGCGGGTCTTCGGCCCAAAATATCAGGGGTATCATAAATTTCATTGCCATTCTCACTGGCACTGTGTAAAGCATGAACTCGTGAGAAGTACACGGGTCGCCGTCCTCTACGAAACTTCTCTTTACCAAAGTCGGCATTATCCTCTGGTTCGAAAAGAACCGAAATATATCAAACCCTAACTTGGAAAGGTTTCCAAGGTTCCTTTCGCCTCTTGCCGTTGGCACGCACGGCGCTACATTTACACACAACGGATTTAGCCCCAACTCCCGCGCCTTCATCGCCAGAAAGGTCGAATCCTTACCGCCGGATACGGGAACAACACAGCCATAACCACAAGAAGAAAACCCTGCCTGCGCATGAATACCATGAACAACCTTCGTTCTTAGCACATACTGATAATCTTCAAAATTCTTCTTATTGTTTATCTCTGCGTTCTGGCAGGCGTTACAAACGCCGTCTATAAAAGATATGCCGGGCTTGGTATCGGGCATTATACACTTGCGACATCTCATTCCTTCTCCTTGTCATCTATTACCTCTACATACACAGCATAACCACAATCAACACAATTAAATCCTTGTTGTACCCAAGGCCAAAACGGAAATAATTGGTGCCGAATAGGTGAATTTTCGGGTATTTCAACTTTTCTATTACAACTTGGCGAACAACTAAGTTTTATCAGTTTCATTCTTTCTTCCTTAAATCAAGCCTCATTTGGCAAGTGCCGCCGAAACCACGCTTAAACTTCGATATATTCACCAATTTCTCGTCCCCGGAAAACACCTGTTCACCCATCTCAAAATACTTACAGCCCAACTCTTTTGCGTGGAGTATCGCCTTCCATATCAAGGCGTGACTGTTTACACCTTCCAATGAAGCCCCTACACCGTAATAGCATGTGTGATTGTTGTAGATGAAGAAACCAAAAGCTATCGGCAACAAACCTGTATTATCAGAAAAACTAAAAGCCTCTTCCTGTTTTATCATCTCATTTTGTATTTCCCATGTTTTAACAGAACGGGTTTCCCGCCCGGCACATTCAATATGCAAATTTCTCGAAAATAACAAACCTGCATCTAATTTGACATTTTCATTTTTGCTTATCAGGCTCTTATAGCTCTTGCGCACATCGACGTGTAATTCCTGCTCTGTCTTAGGGCGGATTCTCTGGCCGGACGAACCTCTAATAAACAGGTCGATTACCTGGGTAAAATACGGAGTTGCTTCATATCCCTTTTCCAAAAGAAACTTGGCAAAATCGTCTATCTCATAGGCCCGATACCATATATCATCGGAAATCCCATACAGCCTTTCGGCTGCCTGCCTCAATTTCTTTCCTGTCGCAAAAACGGGCCTGCCGAAGCCTGTAATTTTACCGTCCTTGCTTCCGGCTATAACCGTCGTTCCATTAACTGAAATAGACAAGTCCTCGTAAGGCCCGTCGTAAGCCTGCTGATACTGGATGCCAAGCTCGGAATAGAGCGGAGATGGGAAATCTTTACTTAACATAATCTCCCCTGTCTATTGAAAAGTACCACGAAGGATAAAACTGACCCTTCCAATATTTTCTATTAGGCAATTCAAGCAGGTGAGTTTGTCTGAACTTCCCGACTATCTTTTGCCAAAAAGCCACTCCTTCAGGATTTGACCAATATACTTCCCCGCATACCGTCTGTAAGTTTAGGTAATTAAAGGCTTTATCCAAGAGCAGGTCTACGACCTGTTCGCCATAGCCCTTGCCTCTTTCTTCGGGATTAAGTATCAGGCTTATCTCTCCGATACGGTTCTCCCACTGGATATTGGTAATGCCGCCCAAGCCTATAAAACAGGTATCTTCCTCGTAAGGCTCTAACCATACCCCCCAATACCTGTGATGCGAATTAGGATTACATATCACATCATGGTAAAACTTCTCCTGCATTTCCTCCGTCAGTTGGTACGGCGTCCGCAACGCCGACATTGATTTATTTCGCCACAGTCTCACCTGCTGGCACTGTTGAAGTGTTAGTACTTCCAGTTTCATTCTTTACTTCCTCTCTAAGTGCCGGCGTGGCCACATCGCCCTTGAGCGCCGCCGGCGGGTTGTCCTTGTTCTTTCTTAATATCCTCATTGCATATCTTATAGCAGCTACGGTTTTGTCCATCTCCGGCATATTGTGTGCATAACTCACAAACTGGGCGTAGCCGAAGAACACTCCCTGGCCCAGACATTCCTGCCAGAATAGAGACCTGTGGGCATCTGTGGGAAATTCGAACTTCGTCCTCTGCGGGTAGCCCACACACTTACAATCGAAAAGGCCGTCATTCTGCGCGTAACGGTTAAATGCCTCCTTTAGTTTGTGGCCCATTATCTCCAGATGGTGAATACCCTTGTGGCTTACAATTTCAATTGTCTTTATCGCCGCTGCAATACCCACCAAATCGCCGCCAAAAGTAGAAGAAACAAAACAGTCTTTGGTGAGAACATCCATCAACTCCTTCTTTCCGCACACACAGGAAATCGGATATCCGTTGCCCATCGCCTTGCCGAGACAGGTAAGCTCGGGCCTGACGTTGAAGAAAGCCTGGGCCGACATCTTCCTGGTCCTAAACCCTGTTACGCACTCATCGAAGATTAAGACAACGCCCTTATCATTGCATAATCTTCTTACGCCCTTAAGAAAATCCTTCTTCGGCTCCTCGAAAACATACGGCTCCATGATGACGGCGGCGGTCTTGTCCGTAACCTTTTTCTTAAATGCTTCAAGGTCGTTGTATGGCACCTGTATAACGTGCCTGTCCACCGTTCCCGCCCGCTTAAAGGTAGATGAATACCAGTCGTGCCAGCCGTGATAGCCGCAGGCGACTATTTTCTTTCTGTTGGTGTATGTCCGTGCTATCTTAACGGCGGCACTGGTGGCTTCACTGCCCGTTTTCAGGAACCGACACTGCTCGGCAGAAGGGATAATATCGACTATCCTTTCGGCAAGCTCCGTTTCCATGAAGTTGGGCAGGCCGAATATCGTGCCAATGTCCAGCCGCTTCTTAACGGCAAGATTAACGTCAGGGTTGGCATGTCCCAATATCACTGCCCCCAGCCCCATTGGAAAATCTATATATCTCTTATCGCCGCATTTAATATAAGCGCCCATCCCGCCATCAATATACTTGGGATAAACGCCGTTTACATGCCTTTCCGGCATCTTGGAAAGCGTCTGAACGCCGTCCGGTATCAGTTGTTTGGTCCTGTTCCAGTTCATTTTTCTTCCTTCCAATTTTTAATTATTCGGGTTATAGCATCATTCATTAAGTAAAAAGCAATCAACAAACCTTCTTTGCGACCTTTGTGATTTCCTTTGTCATAATCAGATAATTTATCCAAAACAGGGATACTATAATAATTAGCTTGATGAGCAATCTTTGTCATCGCTTCCTGTATCGGATTTCGTTTCTCATTCATTCTTCCATCTCCTTGGGTCTAACAGGTTTTCATCTTCTTTTTTCATTACATCCATTCTGTGAAAAGGTCGCAGGTTATCCTTGAATTGCTCGTAGGAGTCCGCACCGATAATTACCCGGTCAACGTAAGGGTTCATCAGGCAGAAGGCTATACACTTCCACGGCTCTACGCCTGCCTTTATAATTTTCCCCCGCAGGAATACGGAGCGGACGTGAAGTTTTCGATTATATATATCCTCATTATGCCGAGTCTTAAAATGTCTCTCAAACCGTCTATCATACATGCTATAAGGAACTTGCAAAATTCTCATGCTTTCCGTGATGCCATCATATTCTGATGGGTTATAAAGAGAAACGCCCCCTAAGTGACACCAAGGGATTTTATCTAACAGATTTTTATAATGTGCCATCAGACAATACGGTTCGGCATCTCTTATTTCTTTTACCCGCTTAACACTATCATTTTCATTTATCTTAACAACCACATTGAAATAACTGCTGACCTTAGTCCAGTCCCACTCGTAGGCGGTGGCGGTGTCTATCATGTCAATGCCCGAACACTGGCAGTAGTCGAGTATCCGCTTCTGGTCGTCTTCGGAAACCTTTGCCCCGTTGTACTCCTTGCCCCAGTTGGCCGTACCTATCGCTAATCTGTCAAATATCATAATTTCTTCCTTTTCTCAAACTCACCACAAGCTATGTTGAACTCGAATACTATATTGTATCCCGAATATTTTATAAGTTCATCACGACCTTTTGATTTAAAGCCGCCGCTTGACGTGGGCGGAAATCTCAGGCAGAGCCAGCGGCTTTCTTTTGAAATGTGACTGCCAAGCCTGCCTCTGCTGCGCTCTTCCTCCCAGGTTAAATGCTCGACGTATTCACATTCTCTACAGGTATTCATAATTTCTTCCTTAACTCTTCCGGCGTCAGCCATAAATCATTGTCTCTGCTGTTAAACGCCTTCGGCCTGTAATCTACAAGGCCGTCCTTCTTCAATAAAACCGCCTTAACTTCATCCTCCGCTATCAGGGTCTCATGCAGCTTTTCGCCCGCTCGTTTACCGATAACTACTATTTCAGAGTCCGGCCCGATAGTTCCGGCAATATCGACTATCTTCATTGAGGGTATCTGGGGCACAATCACTTTGCCGCTGCGGTCGGAATACTGGAGTGCGAAAAACACCAAATCAGCCGCCTCTTCCAGGGTAATCCAGAAACGGGTCATATCAATGTGGGTAACGGGCAGGGCCTTGCCTTCTTCGGCAAGTCTCTGGTAAAGGGGCATTACCGACCCTCTCGACCCTATAACATTACCGTATCTTACAGACGAAAACATCGTTGTGCCGATTGCATTGGCGGCGGTAAATATCTTCTCGGCGACAAGTTTGGAGGCGCCGTAAAGATTAACGGGATTGACGGCCTTATCGGTGGATATAAGAACCGCGGCAGAGACATCCCCCCCAACACATGCCTCCGCCACGTTCATAGTGCCGATTACATTGGTCTTTATCGCTTCAGTCGGATTATATTCAAGGGCAGGAACCTGCTTCAATGCGGCGGCGTGAATAACGTAATCCACACCCCTTAACGCGCGAGACAGGCGGCTGCGGTCCCTTACGTCGCCTAAAAAGAACCGCAGCCTGTCCTCGTGCAGTTCTTCAGCCATAACAGACTGTTTGAACTCGTCCCGTGAATATACTATCACCTTTTTCGCTGTGAACTTGTCAAATAGCTTCCTGACCAGGACATGACCCAAACTGCCGGTCCCGCCCGTTATCAGGATTGTCTTGTTGTCGAAACGACTCGTATCCATCTTCCTTCTATCTTTTCTCTTGTGAATTTCTTTTTTCCGCCGTAAGTGACCCTGCCCAAAGACTGCTCCGCCGCCCTGACCGTTTTGACCATTATCCTGAACGGCTCAGGCATCATGGCAAAATTGTCCAGGCCGATATCGTCCACCCTGATATGCTTTTCAATAACGGTAACTCCCAGAGAAACGGATGCTACTGCGGCCACCATGCCCTCGGTATGGTCGGACAGACCCATCCTGGCCTTGAAGGCGTGGCCCATCGCATCTATCGTGCGAAGGTTCATGTCCTCTATCCGAGGCGGATATTCGCTTACACAATATAACAGTGTAAGTTTTTTATTGTGCTTTTTGACCGCATTTACAGCGGCTTTAATCTCGTCAAAAGTCGCCGTGCCCGTAGAAATATATACGGGCTTTTTTGTCTTCGCTACCTTCTCAATTAACTCTAAATAAGTTATCTCAAAAGAGGCTATCTTGTACTTTGGTATGCCAATTTCCTCGGCCCAGTCCACGGCATCGGGATGATAGACCGAAGTGAAAAACTCCATTCCCAAAGACTCGGTGTAATTCTTCAGGCCCGGAACCCACTCCACGGGCATTGCAGCCGCCTCGTACAAGTCCCAGAGCTTAAAACCCTTCCATTGACCTTCCTTTATAATAAATCTGTCCTCTTTGGAGTTTAAGGTCATCTGGTCGGGCGTAAACATCTGGACTTTAACGGCATCGGCACCGGCCCATTTGGCGGCGTCTATTATCTGCTTCGCCGTCTCGCCGTCCTGATGATGAGAGGCCCCCATCTCAGCTACTATCTTTACTTCCTTACTCATAACTATCGTAGAATATATTGCCGTCCCAGCCGTGTTCCCTGCCCGACCGGAACTTTATCTTCTCCAGCTCGCCGTAGTCTTCGCCGGTCAGCGGGTCGGGATTGCTCCATGTCTTTTTCCATAAAGCGGCCTTCAGGTCGTTACCAATGGCGTTAAATCCCTTCCAGACACTATAAGCGATGATAGCATCGTCACAATCCTTCAATCGGCCTTCCGTAGAATCTTCGGTAGTCCATTCGCCCGGATACATTGAACCGGTAATTCTCAAGTCTTTATCACAATATTCGGTAAGGCAAAAAGGCATCATCTTAATATAGCCGCCGGAAAGGTCTTCCTGCATTGTCCAATGGGAGGGTCTGGTTTTTGGTATGTCCGAATGGGTGGGGTCCGGCCATGCGGCGTCGAACTCGTCCGGGTGAATGTACGTCAATTGTCTCGATTCGTTACCGTCCAGATAAAAAACATCGAAGATATGACAAACGGTATCTTCGCCCGTAGCGTCGCCGACCGTTATTTCGTTTACCGCATATACGTTCGTTTCGGTGGTATCAAACGAATCGGTATTATCGAACTGCAACTCTTCGAGGTCGGGACATTCCTCTGCTATCTTTTTAACCGCCTCGTTGAGCCAGCGCGTAACGCGGGCGTTGGTCAGGAGTACCTGATTAGTGGGCCTGCCGCAAAGGGCCTGCACCTCGTCTGTTATGCCTGCGCCTGTCAATGCCATAAATCACCTTAATACGAGTAGGGGGACAGACACGCTTCTAACGCTCTCATATCCCCCTCTCGGAGAAGGAAGAAAGACGTCCCTTCCTTTTACCATCCTGCAACAAAATACGGAGTTGCCTGACCCGCCGGTGCGTAGTTCATAGTAAATTCCACAAACCCGCCTTCACATACAGAGCCTATTAACGGTCGCCCCGCCGAGCCTGTCGAAGTCAAACAACCTATCATCAGGCCACCGACAACATGAACAAGTCGTGTAGGCACCGCCATTGTGGTCGAGGCCCCGCTAAAACAACCGGCCTCAAAACGAAGAGTATGACCAGAACCACTCATTTGCTGGAGGCCATTTGATAATGATAAATCTGCAAATCCCATAATTATCTCCTTACCATCCAAACAAAATATACTGGTTAATGCCCTCACAGGACTCTTCCATTGTAAAGTCAAGGTAGCCCGCACCCCACGAATGGTCACTTGGAACCATCTGCGAAGTAACGCAACCCGAATAGATAGGCTTACTGGAAACTGCGCCTGCCGTTGACATGCACATCATCCAGCCGCCTGCTACATACGTCAGGTTCGTTGGCACACCATGACTCGAATGGCCCGTGTCCGTGCCGTCAAGACATCCGAGCGAAGAACCACATCCGACTTCTATCCTCATTGTTCTGGCAGAAGTCTGAAATTGTGATGCGTTATCCCAACCCATAAATTACCTCCTTACCATCCGAAGATTAAATAAAAGTCGCCGCCTAATGATGAAGCTGATTCGTCAAGGGTAAAGTCCACGACCTGACCCCTGCCTGTGTGATAAGTAACTTCGCGAGCAGCTAATCCGCTTCCGGTTAAACACCCGACCTCACCGCCGGCGTCACAGGTAGAATACATCCAGCCCGCGATAACGGTATTAAGTGTGGTGGGTACGCTTCGCGTCTCACTCCAGTCGGCCTCGGAAACAGCCAATGCAGAGGAAACATCGTATCCGGCGTTGGTATAACAGATATAACCTGTCTCGAACTTCATACCGCCCTGGAGGGTGCCGACAAATTGTGTAGCAGTGTTAATTCCTGACATTTGTCACCTCCTTAGCTTCCGCTAATATCTCCGTATGCAACAATCGGTGAGTTTCTTACGCCCACAAACGCTATCGTTGCGTCCGAAACAGCCTCTTTGAAAAAGATATAGCCCGTAGTCCCGTCCGATGAAAAATCATCGAGCGTCATTGGACCACCCGTATAGGTACTTGCACATTCAAACTCTACACCAAGGCCGTTGCCGGCGGTCCCGTCAAGAATCGTTGCATCCTTACAGGGACACACGCCTTCTACCCAGAACCAGCCCCACTGGTCGCCGTAAGCATTATTGGCGGAAACATCAACAGAAGTCCCGTCAGAGTCCATAGTGCTACAGGGAAACGCTATTCGCATCCCCCTTGTAGCGTCGGAATTGCCCTTAGTGATTTCGTTGGTAACGGTGTAATACTGCGCAAAAGAATTGTCGTAAGATTCACAGTCAGAACCGTCATAGGGCGTGCATAACTGTAGGGAATCGGACATATCCTTACTAATACAGGCGTTCTCAAAGGCATGGTACTGCAAGTACATCATGGTGTACCAGCCCGGACAATGACTATTGTCAGTGTACGCCATTCGTTTCTCGCCTATCGGCTGGGCGGGAACGGTAGAGTCAACGGCAGTTTTGAAACTGTCGTGAGTACCGTCCCATCCGCCGATGGGCTTTCCCTTATTGGGATTCACCGGCCCCGGCCAATTATCGACAAGATGAACGGAGGACAGTGGTATTGCATTATGAGCCATTTTTGGCCTCCTTTCTAAGCCTCACTTGCCATTGAAAAACCACAGGGATGTCGTGAACCATCGTAAAGACCAAAGGTAATATTTCCCGACGCATCGACAGTCCCAATTAACTTGCCTATCGCCACGCTAACAGTCAAAACGTCAGTGCCGGCCCCCGTAGTAAGGTTATCGAACTTTGTAACGTCCAGATACGGGCATACCCCGCCTACCCAGAACCAGCCGTATTCGCCCGTACTCATTTCTCCGCAGGCAACGGCAACAGCGCCGACACCACCGGCAAGAGTGGCATCGGTATTAGTGGTATCGTGTGAAACATTCCACCATTGCCGCTCTGTGGCATCGGCGGCGGCGGCGTCAAGACCGTCGCTGCCCGAAGAATTTACATGGCAACAGACCGCTTCGTGGTCACTTAAATCGCCGGCGTCGCCGTCGTCGCTCGCGGTATCGGAACCTTCTATGTACCGCATATAACACATAGTGACCATGCCCGGCGTGTATGTACTGTCACTTTGGAACATGATTTTCGTTCCAGGTTCGTAGGCAGGGGCGCTTAAACATGCCGTTATAGTCCCGTCCCACCCGTCGTTAGGTCTTGAAAGGGTGGGGTTCGGGCACCCCGGCCAGTTGTCGTAGAGAACAATTTCTCTTATGTTTGTTACAGCCATAAAGTACCCCCTTTCTAAGCGTCTACCGCCGTGGCCCAGCCAAAAGAGTTGGGCGTTACTATTTGAGTTTCGGCACCGAGAGAAAGCTCTATAGATGTCAGGGTAAACTCAGAACCAATCACACAACTTCTGGCGGTTATACACATAAAGCAATTGCCGCCGGGAATAAGAGTGTCGTCGGTCGTCAGGTCTACACCTGCTCCCGTATCACTTTCGTCCATGATAGTTACGTCCTTGCACGGACATACCCCGCCTACCCAGAACCAGCCGTATTCATAACCCGCTAAAGTAGCACAAGGCAAACATACCCCGCCGGAATTTGAATAGTCCGTCACAGGGTCAGTAGAACACAGGTGCATTACATACATCGGCTGAGACGTGCCGTCGGAATTTGCTATCAGGTATGTAGGGTCGGCGGCGTAAGACACGTCTTCGGTTAAACAGGCGTGAGAACACCACTGTTTACCGTCACTAAAGTCTGCACTGATATCGTAGTTCGTGCGCGAAACACAGGCCAGGTTGCCGTAATACATCGTGTACATACCCGGCTGATGAGAATTGTCGGTGTACGCCATGCGTTTCTCACCCAGCGGGTAAGCCGGAGTCGTACCATCGTTTACGCTCCAGCCATCTACGGGCGTTCCATAATTGGGATTAACCGGACCCGGCCATTGGTCTTTAAGAATTATCTTCGATAATCTTATATTAGCCATGTTTTCCCCCTTTCTAAGTTACCGAACTTAACCACATTGAACTGTTCGGCTTCCAGCACATGAAGTTCCCGGCAATCATAATCCTTGCCAGCCAGAAATCGTAGCCGTTGGAGTTCTTGCCCTGCCATTCGAACGGCGTCAGCGAGAAGTTGCGAAGCGTGTGCAGTCTCAACTCGAAATACTTCATATTGAGAATGAACAGCCACGTCTTCATCGTCGAAGACTGCTGAAGGTAAGGCACGCTAACAACCTGATGGCCGTCAAGCTCGCATTTCCGTATCCCCTGCCGCTGGTACATTGCAGGTTTGTACTGGACCTTGGCTTCCATTTCCGCTATCAGCTTGTTATAGAGCTTGGGACACATGCAGATATACAGGTCGTCCTCGCTCTCCATATTTTGACTAACATTCGACTCGTTTATCCACTTCCTCAAGTTGGAAATGGTCAGGTTCGTCGCCGTGTCCTGGGCACTGCCGGAAGCGGCAATATCGGCGTTTAACGCCGTCGGGTCCGCACCCTGAAAATAGTCGCCCGTAGTACCGTAAGTCCTTGTAATAGTGCCGTAGGCGGTGTCATGGTTAAGCGCCGAAACGAGTGATTGGAAAGCCGTGCCGCCGTCGGCTGCCGGGGTCGTGCTTCCCTTATTAAAGATTGATTTGGACAGCCATAGCTTGGCCGCCCTCTGGCCCTTTTCGTTGAGATGGGTCGCCAGGTTCAAAAGCTGCTCTTCTTTACCCGCGTGGATATTCTGAGTGTACTCGTCAATATCGTAACGCAAGGGCAATTGAGCATATTTCCTTGTGAACTTCGGCTTTTGAAGTGTCGTTGACTTCTCATCGGTAAGGGCGTCGTTAGCGGTGTACTCCTGCATTAAAGAATCAATTTCCGCAGTGTCCACCAGTTTTTCATACGCTGTGCCGCCCGAATCGGTTATCTGATTCCTTCGCTTTAATTCTTCGACTACCGGGGTCCTGTAAAAGACCATATTATCCACGGTGCGAATAAAAAGCGTTCGGGTGGCCTTGGTTAAATCTGCTGTTGACATAATTCCCCCCCATTAAAAGGAGTTAGAAGATGTCCGGCTCTCCGGGGCCAAGCGGCTCCTGGAGCCAGCCCTTGTTTTGTCTCATGTCGGCGAGCACATCCTGCGTATCACCTTTTACTACGGTTTTGTCAGGGGTCAACCCGCCGGCACCCGTGTCAGTCGGAACATCATCTTCACCTTTGGACTTCGCCTTTTCAGATAGCTGCTTATAACATTTCCTCATTAGAATCGTACCGTCAATGCCATCTTCTATAGGCTGCTCCTTGCCGTCCTTGACAAGTTTTTTGGCAAGTGCTATAGCGTCATTTCTAAACTGCGGCCCGAACTCTTCGTCGAGGGAAGTGCAAATCTTATTAACTGCCCTGTCTTCCGCGGCCTTCGCCGCCCGCTGCTTTTCGGTCTGCTCGTATGTAGATGCCTTGCCTTCGAGTTCTTTGACTTTTGCCATCAACTCTTTTTCAGCGGTTCGTGCCCGTTGCAATTCCTTGATTACATTCGGGTCAACTTTGTCAGGGTCGAAGTCAGGGTCGGTTTTCGCATCTTCCTGGGCCTTTACCTTCGCTTCCAACTCTTCCATATACCGCTGAATATTTTCAAGTTGTACCGATAATGTAGCGTTTTCGGCAGATATAACCTGCTTTTCTTCAACGGCTTTCTGGTAGTTGGCCTCGGCCTGCTGCGTTTCCTGCTTCTGCTTGTCCCACTGAGCTTTGAAGTCTTCTTGGTTTTTCTGTTCCTCTTCTTTTTCTGACATTATAAGTCTCCAAAATCATTTTGAGCGCATAGTCTCTTGGTTTGAATACTCTTTAACAGGAAAGACTGGCATATTGGCGCATAGTCCTGTCTGCTGTCTTTCCGTGACAATGGAGAAGGTGGGTACTGCCCCCACGGCCACAAAGGGCGATTAGCCCTTTAGCCACCTTTTTTCTTCCCCTTGTGCGGATGGCCCGCGTAAGACTTGCCATCTATAAAGCATATATTGATGTACCCGCCGCCCTTGAGTGACTTGCGGCGTACCCTTCCGCCCCTCTTAACGCAGTTGTTGAAGGCTTCGGGCATTATTTCTTCTTCTTAAAGCACTTGCAGTCGTTGCCGCCGTTTTTTGTTGAGCATACATCGTTGCAAGGCGCTTTAGGTGAAAGCCAGTTATCTACCGGCGATTTGCAGGTGGAGGGTACGGAAACTATGTTCAAATAGACGCATTTTTCACAGTATACTTTCATTTCTTTTCCTTTGCATTTTTCTTAAAACCCAAGGAACTCGTTTTAGATAATTCCAGTTCACACTCTTCTGTTGTGCAACTGGTCGGGTTGCCATCTCTGTCTATATAACTAAACTCGTAGGCACGTCCCTTACCCCTGATAATAACAGCAGTTATTGTGCCCTCAACACCACTACAACTCACTTTGCTTTTGCAGGGAAACTTTACATTTACTCTTGCCATATTTCTATTTCTTGTCCTTCTTCGCTTTCTTTTCGTTTCTAACCTTGTCCCTTTCAGACTGGATAGCGCGTTCCTTCTTGCGGCCTTCGGACTCGCCCTCGGCGATAAGACTGTCACGCTCCTGGTCGAGCTGCTCCTTCTCTTTGTTCCTGGCCTCAATGCCCTCAATGGAGTCCTGCTGCTCTGCAAAATGGGCCATTGCCGCCTGAATCAATTTCTGTATGCCCTGCTCAACTGTTATCCTCTTCTCGGTAACGGCCTGAAACAGCTCCAGGAACTGCATGAACTTCTGCCATACCGCATGCTGCTGGAGAATCTTGCGCCAGTTGGTAATCTCCATTGTCCTCAATACTTCAGGCAGCATGGGGTTAGGGGCGGGGTCGGCCATTAACTGGTACGCCTGTAGGTACTTGGCCTCTTTCTTTTCCTGGTCGAAAGGAAGCTGGGCGCCCGGAATAATATCGATATCGAAATCTACGTTCTTTACCTGCTCGGTAATCTCTTGGGCGCCGACTATATTATCCTCGCCGATTACCCTTACTATCCTGCCGACCTCGTAGTTCCTCTGGCATATCCAGGCCATTAAACGGGCAACTTCGGTCACCCAGACGTCTTCGTAAGCGCTCTGAAGGGCCAGCCGGTCGTTTGCGGATATCATCAAAAAGTGAGATTCGGTGGCCGTTATGCGGCCCTCGCCCTGCTTGCCGCGGGCAATATCCTGAAGGCCGGCCAAATTCTTGAATTCCTGAGTGAATAAACCGTATAGCTGTATGGCCGCAGCGGATGGTGCGGGCGGGTCGAGAATCTGGAACCTTGACAATCCGCCTCTTACCAGCCGAATAATACTGCCGGCGCCCTTGCCTATCTTGTAATGGGCTCCTCTCTTGCCGGGTGGCGAGTCTATAGCGCCGCGCTCGACGGCAATTTTAGGGTCGCCGTACATCTTCATATTATTTACCAGATGGGTCACGGATATGTTTATCATATCCTGAGCGCTCTTATACATCTGGACGGCGTCCCAACCCTGCCACATGTGAGGTAAAAGATAGTGGGGAGAGACAACGAAAGGCCACTTCTTATAGCCGTATCGCTGGTTCTTATTTACTATAATGTCCTTGCCCAGCCTGATAACGAACCGGCCATAGGGGTATAAAGGCTCGTCATATTCTCTTTTGAGGACTTGAGGTAATTCATTTATAGGGCCGGAGTTGTCGTAATACATACCACCTTCAACGGAAATCATACCGGAAGCCAGTAGTTCCTCCGCCGTCATGTACTCTTTAACTTTTTTCTCCTCCTCATCTTTATAGTAGAACTCGGCGAGCTTGATATATCTTATCTTACTGTCTTTGGGTGTGTGCTTCTTTCGGGTGACTATCAGGTTGAGCAGGGTCTTAAATGCGTTGGCAATGCCGCGGTCGGCGGCGCCGACGCCCGCGCTCGGATACGTGCCCGAAGAGAGGGTCTGGCCGTCTATGGTCTGACCGCCGCCGGAAAGAACTTCCTCGTAGGTCTGGGATGCCTCTTCTATCTTAGCCTTGAATTTCGGCCATCGCTTTACCGCCCACTGCTCCTCTACGTACCTTACCGTCCCGCAGGGGCCGTCGTCTATCTTCTCCTGGCCCAGCGCCCAGAACCGCTCCGGCTTCCACAACCTAAACTTCACATCGCCCTTCCACGTCTTGGCCTTCTCGTCCCAGGCGTCCCTGTTCTCCCACATGACCTTGGAGACGCTATAGCCGTAAAGTTTCTTATCGAGGGTGGAGGCAATCTGCTCCAGCCTCATACCGTGCCCGTTCACACCCTTTTCCCACAGCCACTGGAGCAGTGACCGCCACGCCTCTGCAAATTCGGCGTCCGAAGCCTCCCACGGATGCGCGAGTATCTGGGCATGGTTCTTGGAGAGCTTGGCTATCTCCTGAATGGCGGCGGGCAAAATGTAGTTTACTACTACCTCGCTCCAGCCTTTCTTGACCTTTCTGTGGCCCAACTGGTCGCCGAAGAAGTACCTTATACTCTCAGACCAGACCGAGTTCCACGACTTGGTAATCTTCATGCCCTCTTCTTCGAGCCGGTCGAGAAAGGTGTTCTGCTCTGCCTTTTTCTTGCTCTGCTCCTCAGTTGTCATTACGGCGTGCCCCATCCGACTTTAACAAAGCCCGAAACCCAGCCGTCACCGGCACATACACTTAATGACTTTGTATTTTCGGCCGTCATACAAACCAAAGGGTCGTCCCGAAAGTCCCATACCTCTGAATTTCCGGTATTGGCATAAGTGACATCGCTCGTCCTCAATCTCACAATACCCTCTCCGTCGGAACCGTCAAACAAGCCGACCGAAACCGCTGTAGTACAACTCAAATGGACGTAATAGAGTTTTAATACCGACTTCGTAGCGTCATAAGTTGGGTCTTTGGCCCAAATCCTCTCGACACCATCGCCGCTATTATCGAAATAAACACCCCACGGGCCTGTTTTTCCCGTATCGAATTTGTAAAAATTGCCGTAGCCACTCGAAATCTCGAAACAGCCTGAAATATCGCCTGTTGGCATAATAACCCCCTATAAAAATTTATCTGAACTCTTCCATGTCTTTCTTCCTTTCATAAAACTTCAGTTTGTTCCTGTGATAAATAGTCGTCAACAACCTCCGTATTAGACTGCTCTATCGGGCCGGTGTCCTCAACACCAAGAGGCTCTTCCTTCTTGGCCTGAACCAAAGCCTTCGACCATAAGCCCATACCGTAACGAAATACCGCAACGCCGGTGACTATGCCGGCCAGATATATGCCAATGGCTAAAAGCTCATTCATTCTTCAATCTCCTTCGATAATACCATTATCATTACGATTGATTACCCGTGAGCCTTTTTTTCTCTGCTCAAATCTGTGCTCACCTTTATTATCACACACATCGCCGTCTTTTAACCATCTCCTGACAAAATCAAAAGATTGCTGTCTGCGGCACATCGGCCTGCCTTCCCATTTGCCGTATCCAGTACATTCTGTACATAATTCCTTCATTTCTAATCTCCTTTAAAAAGGCCAAGGCATAATCAAAAGAATAATAATGGCCATCAATAATGGAACTGCTATAATCAATATGCCAAAACCATCAAGCCAATAACCCAATCCATCAAACGGCTCTTCAAAAGTAAAATAACACTCTCTTTTTAAATCTGTATTTAATGACGAAGAAACAATTTTAGTTATTGAGCCGACAATAAATGGGACTGTAAAAAACAAAAACAAATATAATATTTTTGTCACCATCTTTCTTCCTTTCTAATCTCCTTCTAATCTGGCAATCAATTTATCACCAAATTCACACGCAAATCACAATGAGGACAAAACAATTCGTTTTCAAAGCCACCCGTACTTGACATAAGTTGCTCGCCATGAACCGCAGACGAACATATTGGGCATATCAAAGGTTTGCCCAAGCCCACGCATTTACCTAATTCAATTTCTATTTTTTCTTCCTCTGTATAATATTTCATTCAATCCCCTTCTAAAATACAGTCGTCTACGCAGCCGCTCCTCGATAAACTCTCGGCCCTGGCCATGTCCTCGTCCTCGCCCGTATAATCGTCCTTATACGGCATTGCGGTCAGGGGACATCTCAAATGGACCTGAAGGGCTATCATCAGGCCGAAGAGCAAATCGTCGTGCTTGCCCGGTTGATGGACGGCCTTGCCGGTCTTGTCACGAATAAAAGTCTCCATCTCCTCGACTATCTCGCGGAAGACGGCCTTTACCGAACCCTCCCGGCACGCCACTAAAAAGTCGCTTACCAACCAGGCCCTCGTAATAAGGTCGGTACGCCAGCCCAGGTTCTCCGATTCCTCGGTGGTTATCCGCTGGTCGTGGACCTGGCGATTGTAAATGTTCGGGTAGCCGTCGTCCTTGAAGATTTTCAATAGCACCATAGAAGCCGGTATCTCCGGCGCTACCCACGCCTCGTTATAGTGCCGGGCACACCACAGGCATTGCCTGCCCAGTACGCCCTGGTCGCCCCGACCGTGCCAGAAGGCGACCACCAGGCCGGTGCTCCTGTCGAAGACCACCGCTCCGTCACAGTCCAGATGGCTCTTGGGGTCCTGAACGTCCGAAAGACGGCCCTCCATAGTGTCTATACCCATGCAATATTGATGGCCCTCTTCGGCGGGATTTATTATCTTCCAGCAGTTAAAAGTGCGCTCGACGTTCTCTATCTCATCGTCGTTAAAGACAACCGTCCGACCTTCGGCCATGAAGGCCTTCTGAAAGTGGATCATAGAAGGCGTAAATACCGGGTTGCCGGAGGTCTGAAACGCTTCGATATGGGTGGCCGGGTACTCCTGGCGGAACAAACTCTCGTCGCCGCCGAGTTCCTGGACCTTCAGCCGCCGCCAGAATATCTGGTCGTTACTCAGGCCGAACTCGCTCTTTAGCTCCGACTCGTCTTTCTGGAGGCAAAAACCTTTAGGGGCCGACGACTGGTATTCGGGGAACTTATACCACGGGAAAAAGACCGGAATATAGCCCTCTAAAGAGCCGGTAGTCCTTATCCGGTCAACCGCCTGCTGAAATATGTCGTAAAAGGCGCCGCCGACACCGTTGGCCGTACTCTCTAAAATTACCGTTGTATCTCCAGAAGAAGGGACCATCTGCAAAACAGCCGCCAGTCCGGCCTTGGCCTTCGGCCAGAACGCAACTTCCGAAGCGTGAAAAAAGTGGACCGTACCGCCCCGTCCCAAAACGTCCTTGCCCGCCGTCTGAGTCAAAAAACGCGACCGATGAGGCTTGGCATATATAATCTCCTTCCTCGAAGACGCCTTGGTGGCCAGCCGTATATCCGCAGGCATCTGGTCCTGATACAATTTGGCCATGTTAAAGACCAGATTAGTAGAGTCAAGGTCGGCACTTACCACGAGGGCCGTGCGGTTGGGATTGTTATTGATAAAACAAAAGGCCTCGGCCTCGCTCCATGTGCTCCAGCCCACCTGACGAGGCTTCAATAAGACTATCCGCACCGGCAGGCCCAGCCGACGCTGCTTTATTATCATCTTGGCCAGCATTAACTGGCCGATGTTAGGGTCCAAACCTATCAGATTACCTAATTTGTCGATAATCTTGAGGTTGCGCTGTATCCAGATAGTAGGCTTAGTAAATTTGTCCACAAATACCGGTCATTTCTCTTCCTTCTTTATAAAACACTTTATCCTTGCCCGCCCTAACCGCCCATTTGCATTAAGTTGGGGTCAGTCTTCATTAACTCACCGCCCGGCATCTGGCATCACCTGCCTTTCATAAAACCACCTTATCCTTGCTCGTCCTAACCGCCCTTTTAATCCTTCGAGGGTGAACAATAATACTTCTTGTCCATTATACTTTTATCGTATTCGGTCTTTTTGTCGTGAAAAATCGGTTGGTTGTGACGTTCAAAAGAATGTTGACTTGGTTCTAAACGCCGTGAACCACAAAACCTGCATTGCATACCCGCCGCCCTTATCTGCTCTAAGTGACTAAAACGTGTGGCCTCACTACAATCTGAACATATATATTTGAATCTACGTCCGAATTTATTCATTCTTTCTTTTCCTATTCTTGGCCTCTAATTCAAGGTAGGCACGAATAATCTCTGCCAAATATAGCCAATCGTCAGGCTTTGACGCCGTTTCTGGTTCGCTTTCTATCATAATCGCTAAACTCCGAGCAAAATAATTCGGCCAAAGCCATCTTTGACTCTAAACGAGACTGAATGGCATCCGTAAACTTTCTCGGCTTGTGATTTATTAGCTTGTCCCAAATTTGCTCTGTTTCACTTTGCATAAAACCGCCCTTAGGCTAAAATATGCGAGAAAATAGCTAAGTACCGTCTTTTAAGAGGCCCACTATTCCTTTGGATTACGCTTTACCCAATGAAACTTAGACGTCTGTGTGGCAAAACATTTAAGACAGTTCCGCATTATATAGCCACAACCATGTTCATGGGCCTGGCTGACATTTGTGTAAAACCAAGCATGACAACATTTTACGGGTTTTTTTACATCTTTCTTCTTTCTCATAATAATTCCTTCCCTAAAAAGACTTATGAAGTGTGTGTTGCCAATCACAATAATGGCCATATATCATAAAAAAAATAAACAAAGGTAATATCATTAACCATAAAAAGTGAATTACGGCCTGGAAAATAAGAAAATGACCATGATAAATACCGCCCTCTCTTAATTTATCGCAAAAGGTCTCTTCTTCCATCTCAAAATCTCCTTCAAAGTGTGTGTGAACTTATCATACATATCAAGTACGACCACCCCTCCGGGCTGTCCCGCCCCCGTCTTGGCCTGTTTTTTGGCTATTGACTGCATTATCTTAACAAATGCGGAGAATATCTAACGTAAAATAAGGACTTACAAGCGTTATAAGCCATGGCTAATACTACTCAGCCAGTGCGTCGGGGGCTTCGTCTAACGCCTTGCCCGTGGCTATGATAGCAGCTATGGCCTTGTCCTCGTTACGCAGGGCAATCAGCGTCTTCTCACCCTTCTGGCTGTTATCTGCCTCAAATGCACCTATGTTCATGCCTAAGAGACGGGCAAAGGCAGCAACAGCACCCCACTGATTGTCTCCGGCTGCCTGCTTCATGTGTGATAACTGCTGCTGTCTCCATTTTTCTATTGAATACTCTGTCTTGGCCTCAATTTCGGCCCTTCTCTTGGCCAATTCAGCTTTTATGTTTGGTTTTGTTATGTTAGTACAACCGGCCCAACGAGCGCAGCTTGCGGCATAACCAGCTCTTAATGCTGCTTGTGTGGCATTATTATCAATTACATACTCTCTTATGAAAGCTGCTTGCTTAGGTGTTAGCGGTCTGTTTGCCATAATCTACCACACATTGCCATACCTTCACCTACTTCACCAATCATAGTTGCATCACTTTTTATTTTATAGTCCATAATATGATAACCTGTTTTATCTGTCTCTTCACAATGACATACATCTGGATTCAGTTTTCTCCGAACTATGCAATTTTCACAAGGTACGTATTCTTTAGCCATTTTCTATTTGTTTCTGTAGGTTGAATAGTGGTCCGGTTTCAACATAATTCACCAATTTTAATATTCTTTCAACATATTCAGACATTGCGATATCTTTACGAGTCAATGGCTTTTCATGGGCTTTTATACTCATTAACTCTGCCTCACCACCTATCAGGCTCAAAACCCTATGGATATCGTTTATGTTCTCTTGTAGTGTTAGTGTTGAGTTAGGCATCTAAAGACCTTCGCCAGCTTTCAATAACCGTATATCCTGTTTTGGCCTTATCTCCACACACTCGACTTTTTTGATTTTTACAACAGGTTGTTGGGGCGTATATGTTTGGTGGCCAAATATCGCCTCTAATCCGCTTGGCGCAGTCTGTTGAAACGCTCTTCTTGATACATATCCAGGTATACAAGGATTTAGCCCTTGTTGAGCAAGTTGTGCTACATAAGGATAATAAGACGGTAAAGCCTGTTGTTGTGCCCTTAAATAATAACTTTCTAATCCTAACATCTGCTTATCAGCTCGTAAGTCTTACGCTTGTCTTTTAGCCTGGGATAATGCCATTTTACGATAGTCATTGAACTGTGCAGGCCGTACTGTCTTGAGTATTGTTGCTCTACTCGCCAGCTTGCGTTATTTGCCCGCTGTGCGGCTCTGTGGCTTGCGATCTCTACGCCTGGAGGGATAATCAGCCCTATTAGCTGATTTATCTGTGTACTAAAATTTAGGAAACCTTTTTTCTGTGTTTTCTGTGGTGATGCTTTTCGCACAAAGTAACTCCATTATCAACACTAAGTCTTTTTGCCTTCGAAGTCTGCGTTGGGTCATAATTTACAGAAATTCCCTTTTCTGCCAATCGGAAAAACAAAAAATCAGCTACCCCAAATTATATGTTTAGTTTTTCTTGCTTATGGCCTTAATGCCGTCATAAGCACCTGACGCCATCAATCCTATAACGACCGCAGGTATTATTTGTGGCTCTGGCTTCTGGGCATATAACATACAAAAAGCCACTATCATCCCTACAAACGGCATAAACGGCTTTATCTTAACCGTAGCGGGTATATTCTTAATTATTTGTATGGCCGCTGCCACCAACGGGACCAAAGCCAGCATTGCAGGTGTTAAATTCAAATTCTCCATATCAACCTCAATATTTCACAACCTCTACTTCAACCTTTGTATCCTTTTTGCGCTTTCGGCAAGTCCTGAAAATCATATCCTTTCCTCGATACCATACATAGCCCAGCAGGCCGCCGCATTCACAGTAATCATGCTCAGTCAATTCTTGATACATTATCTATCGACTTTCAGCTTCAAATCGTTAGGCTCGAGCCCTCTAATCCATATCACAGCGCCAGTCACCGGCACTGGATCGCCCTGCTCAACGTATAGCTCCGGCCCGATGTTGTAGCCGTCATGCGGCGCAGGCATATTCTCAATCACCGGACTAACCTTGAAATCGCCCCGCTGACAGCCTGCACACATCAAAAACGCTACTAACGCTACCAATAACAGTATTACTTTCTTCATTTTAGCTCTCCAATAAAGTCCTCGAGCGAAGTGCCGTCTGTTTCCGCAAGGGCCGCAAGCGAATCTTCGATGTCCCTGCTCTCAAGTTCAACAAACTCTGCATCGCTGATTGTTTCAGGCTCTTGCTTCATATCAGCTATTATTTTATTTTTTACTGTTTATTTTGTCAACCCCCTTTTCCCATTTATTTCATAAGTGCTTTATTATCAACATATTAAGGAGGCCAAATTCTGTGCCAATCTTTATAAGATGGCTTAATATGACTTATTAGAAGTTTGCACTTGACAAATACTCTATGTTTGTCGATAATGGCGATAGTATGAAACGGCTGAATCACAACCAATTACAAACAATCGCCTGGCCCTCTGTCTCACGCCTGAAATTTAGCCGTTTCATGCCGACAGGTGGCCGGGCTTTTTAATGAAGGGATAGTGAAATGTATACTGAATTTAGATTGTCTATTAAAACAGGAAACGCCGCTTTTGGTGAATCAGGGCTTGAATATGAGACCGCCCGTATTTTAAGGCAAGCTGCCGAAAAAGTAGAAAGCGGAAAAGTCGATTTTGCACTTTTAGACAAAAACGGCAATAGAGTTGGCGAAGCTCTTTTTGAATAACCGCCCTGACGGGCAGAAAGTAGAGGATAGAAAATGAAACGGCAAACGTACAGAATTTGCCGAGGCTCAATGGTACAAACTGGCTTCGGTTCGGGTTTTCACGGCAATCAGTGTTTACCGACTGCTCGTACAATCCAAGCAAGGACACATAAAGAAGCAACCGGAAAAATGGATAAGTTTATTAGGGATGCCAAAATAACTGGCTCGTTTTATGTTAAACTTGAATCCTAACCGCCCTCGCGGACATAAATTAAACGCTTAAATTCACTTAATTAGAAAGGGCAAAAAATGACAGTCAAAGAATTTCAAAACACTCTTAATAGTCTATTGGACGATGGGACTATTAAAGAGTACGACAAAGTCGAGATTGTGTCAAAACTGGAAAAAACGGCAAATCATTATTCTGTCGAATATTCTCCCATTGAGCGTGTTGACAAAGTGATGATTGGTGTTGGCGTTTACATTGTGGGCATTGTCTCCAAATGATTCTCTCATCCCTGCCGCCTGCGTCGGCGCGTGAGCTTCAATGCAAGCAGGGACTTAACTGAAACGCTTAACTTTTTAGAAAGGGATTATTATGGAAGTTACTGAAAAAATCAAAAGGTTTGCAGAATTAGTTGAAAAACAAGAAAAAGACGCTTTGATTCGCCTTTGTGGTTCAATAGTTGGTAATGAAACCAGCTATCTTGCCCATATTGTACCGAAGCGAAAATATGTTTACGTTGATGTGGGTAGCTCCGGTCGGTATATTATTGAAGGTGAGAAAGTTTTCGGCTGTAAAGCATATGGCGTTATCCACAGAGGCCACTTTTACGGTGATTTAGATGATATATTAAACCGTCAATCTGTGGCCCGATATATTCGCCTAAACTAACCGCCCTGGCTTGGCCAATGGCCGGTCCGAATCCGGCCAGCGGTTTTATGAACGCTTTATTGTATAATTTGTCAACAGCCCGGCATTGCCGCCCTTTCTATGGGTGGATTTAAGCGTTCAGAGGTAGTGCCGGGCTTTTTGATGAGGTGCGATTATGGCTGAAAGTAACGATTATGCTTTAGATTGGTTTGCGATTTTAACTTATCACAAAACCAAATATGTTATTTATGGCGTCGGCCAGTGGTGGTATCACTCTATAGACTGGCGTGGTATGAATTGTTTTCATGGCCGCTTACCCGATTCGCTTGTTTTTGATTCTTTGGTTAGTGCTGAAGAGTGGCTAAAACAAGAAATAAAAGAAGGCACATATCATAAAGGTATGCAATTAAGCGGCCATCACGCAGGTTTGTACCATTGCTTGAAAGGTTGTGATGATAGAGAAATAAAAACGATACATTTTTCGGTTTGATCTTAACCGCCCCCAGGCAGAAAGGATAGGAAGATGAAAGAATTACAAATATCTGATTTACATAATCCCGATAATGTCAAGGCTATCCAAACTAATGCGGGATTATATATTGAGATTGTACCCAAAAAACAAGGTTGGCAAGAGACTAAAGGGCGTTGGCAACTATGGGAAAAATTTCTTGATGGACGTTTGTTGTGTCTCCGACAATGGAACAAAAAAGCTGTTTTGGCAACCTACGGTTAAAAATTGAATCCTGACCATGTTTACCCCTTAGAAATTATTATGACGGCTTAGGCGGAGGCTGGTGACATGGTTTTTGGGCAAAAACCCTGAAAGGAGAATATTATGAGTGAAACAATCGAAGAAACACTAATAGACCACATGAATCGTATTGGCAAACTTACGAAACAACGCGATGCTCTGCTGGCGGCGTGTGAAGCATGGAATAAGTTTTTAGATTCCGCACCTGGAGATTTTGAGATTCCTGTAGCAACCGCAGTTTTAATGTGTAAAGCAGTAAAGCTAACTGAGGCCGCTATCGCGCTGGCAAAAAACTAATTACCTTTTTTCTTCCGCGGCTTCGGTTTGCCGGGCTTAACACAAACCAGGGCATCGCCGATGATCCTGTACTCTGCCAAACATCCACCGCACACAATATCATCTCGCCAAACTCGGCGAATCAATCTGTAAGTATTGCAATATTTACATATTATTTCGTTTATGTCCATCCGTGGCATATTCAAAGCAAGCCTTTACTATGTTAATTAAATTTGCAAAACAACATTCACAATCATTTTCGCCGTCTCGCATAGATTCAATACAATCGTCTATCATTTCTTGCTCACAGTTTTGCAAGGCGCAGGCTTTTCTTACATCCTCCTCATCAAAAAGCAACCACTCGCTACCGTCCATTGTCTTTGTTACTGGTATTTTAGTCGCCATCTTCGGCCTCCTTGAGCCTTGCCTGTAGCTGCTCGATTTGTTTTTTCATAGCATAAATACCATCTTGCATTTGAGAGTAAGACGTATGTTCTAAATCACCATAAAGCAATCTACTACACTCTTCTCGATATTGAATATAAAGTTTTCCTCTTAGACGTTGTTGTTCCTTTTCAATTTTGGATGGTACTGTTTCCTGTAGCTGCTCGATTTGCCTTTCTTGTTCATCCAGCTTGTCTAAAACAGCCCAATCAAATCCTGCCGGATTATTACCAAATTCCAGGATTGCTTTCTGTAGCTGCTTGATGAAGTCGGCGGCTTTTCTACTTTTATTGATTAACTTTTGCGTATGCTCTGCGACAATTTCAATGCAATCTGTTGCGTATGCGATAACAACTCCATCTATTGTTTCGTTTAATTCTTTCACAAACTCCGCTGCATCGCCTTGGCAGTCAGGGCAGGGTTTGTTTATATCTATTCCGGCTCGCACAGAATGAATAGTATCATCTACTTCCCCGCTTCCCCCACACGTTTCGCATTTGGGCTTGTCGTTTTCTGTTTCTTTATTCATTGCTTAACTCCTTTTTTATTTCAATTGGTTCCTGCAATTTGACGTCAAGAATCGACCGTATATGACTAAGAATCACCTTTAGGGGTACTCCGCGCTCGGCAGTAATCACGGACTCATCGAGCCAAATAACAGAACTTAAATAAAAACCAATCTTTATCATGCGCTCTCTTGTACCCAATAAATCAAAATTTATTTTGACTTCATCTTCCATTG